GAGCACATGGATGCTCTTGTTGATGGTTTTTCGGGGTCTCGTAAGGGGTCTCACGATTTCACTGTTAAGAATGAGGAGTCTGGACAAGATGTCCGTGTTGTAGTTCCATTGGATCAGGTTCGACTTGTGCGAGCTTATGGTATTGAAGATGAGCCTACTGAAGGGGCTTAAGATAAACCTGCACAAGGATGTGCATCAAATTAGAGGTGTTTTATGATAAAGGGTACACCTACAGAAGTGGGAACTTACCTAGGAAGGTTTAACGTGAAGGGAGAGAGCCAAGCCATATATAAAGTGTTTTACTTTGATGAGACACATGGCCTCCTACTTACACCCGCTAACAGTAAGATAACACATTATATGAGTATCGAAGATCTGGAGGCAGAACTATGAAAGACTACTTTGGCAGGGATGTTCAAGCGGGAGATGTGATCGTGTACGGGAAGTCAGACCGTAACAGACCCCTGAATGTTGGGACAGTTAAGGAGGTGTGGGGTACCACTCTGGCTGTGCTGGGTAATGGCAATACCAAGCTCGGGGAGATATCGGACAGCAAGCGTGTGGTTGTAATTACGGGCTTGGAGGGTTAGTGGTAATAAATGGCGAGCATTACACAGTGTCTGAACTACCCCTCAACCAATGTTTATCAATCTTTATGATAGCATCCTACTTGTACTACATACGTTTCCACAGTATCATCACTGACCACGAGTTTGACGAGATCTCCCAAAAGCTCCTACACAATTGGGATGATGTGACACACGTACATAAGCATCTGGTGAGTGTGGATGACCTGAGAGCAGGAAGCCTGTTCAACTTTGGTGAGGATGACTACCCGTTAATTGTAAGGGGTTCTGCGGATATGTGGGTACGTGAGGCTGAAGAGGGTAAGGTTGCGGGGGATTAAATTGAGACTATAGGGGAAGGCTATGGAATATGATTATTAGGCGCATGGGGGTGGAGATTGATTTAAGTTTTGAACACAAGTCTAGGTGCCCTAAGTGTGCTAGGGGTGGGAGGGATCGGAGTGGGGATAACCTCCATACTTATGGCCTAGATGGGGAAGGTAAAACACTTGGTAGTTTTTGCCATTCTTGTGGGTACACGGTTCCCAGTGAGGAATACCTGACCGCCTTCTTAGGGGAAGAGGACGACAACGATGAAGACTACATAGAGGATCTGAGTAAGATGTCAAGAGAATTCAATCCAGAAGTTCAGGGAAAAATTAAAGCTTCCACAGGAATGGGCCCAAAAGGGTATCGTGGAATTAGAGATGAAGTTAGCAAGATGTACCGAGTGCGCTATCAGTACAGTCAAGAGAATGGCTCTGTAACGGAGTCCCTTTACCCTTGTACAAAAGACTATGGTATAACTGGATACAAGGTGAGGGGGCACCCCAAGAATTTTGCGTCTCCGGGGCCAATTGGTGAGACTGGGCGAGCTTGTGACCTCTTCGGACAATTCTTGTTCAAGACCCACAGCAACTTCTGTGTAATTGTGGGTGGCGAAGTGGATGCTATGAGTGCTTACCAGATGCTCAATAAGCCCGGAAATAAATACCAAGATATAGCTGTGGTCTCGTCAACAATTGGGGAAGGATCCGTCCACAAGCAAGCTAAGAAGCAATATGAATGGTTAAACCAGTTCAAGCGTATCTACGTGTGTATGGATAGTGACGCAGCTGGGGAAGAGGCCGCTGAGAAGCTGGCACAGAGCCTCCCACGGGGTAAGGTTTACATCCTCAACATGAGGAGAAAAGATCCCAATGAGTACTTGACCAAGGGGGCTGAAACAGAGTTTGTCCAAGATTTTTGGGCCTCTAAATTGCACACTCCGGCTGGTATACACGCGTCCACGAGCCTGTACGAAGCAGCTCTCAGCTACTCAGACCTGAAGCAGTTGAGCCTGCCAGCCTTTATGAAAGTTGCCCAGGGAATGTATGACGGAGGCTTTGTAAAGAACGAGCTCACAGTGTTGTTTGCAGAAACCTCAGTGGGTAAGAGTATCTTTGCTGACTCTATGTGTGTAAACTGGATACTCAATGAGCCTGATGAGGTTGTAGGGGTGCTGTCCCTCGAAGCTACGGCTGACAAGTGGGCCACCAATATCCTCTCGAATCATTTAGGTGTAAGGCTGATAAAGTACAAGGGGCAGGATCGTAAAGACTATCTTATGAGGCCAGACGTGAAGGCTAAGATCGACCCACTCTTAGAGCATGAGGACGGGAGCCCAAGGTTCTATATAATGGATGAGAGGGGCTCTGGTATTGACATTGTCAAGGAGAAAATCCTTGAGATGGTAATTCAGATGGAGGTTACGCTCTTAGTGGTGGACGTCTATTCAGATCTTACAGACGGGTTGGCACTCAATGAGCAGGAGGAACTTGTAGCTTGGTTCAAGAGACTGATTAAGGAGTACTCCCAACTGACAGTGCTGATGGTTGCACATACAAGGAAGCGTCAACAAGGTGGTGGTGGAGCCCTTACAGATAATGACATAATGGGGAGTTCCACAGTTATGAAGTCTGCAGCTCAAACTATCGCACTGGAGCGAGACAAGCAGGCTGAGAGCCCCATACTACGAAACTGCACCTTTGTGAGTGTTCACAAGAATAGGCATTTCTCCCAGACAGGCCCGGCTGGTATCATATACTTCGATCCAGTCACAGGAAAGCTGTGGGATATAGAGGACTTTATGGAGGCCCATCCAGAAGTTCAGGGGGAGTTCCTTGAGGCACTAGGAAGAACCGAGGAATACTAGGAGGTTTTGTGAAGAAGATTACAAACTGGCGTAATGCCACTGTTGCGGATATTGAGGCTGATAACCTACTTGATGATGCCACCTTGATGCACGTTCTTTCCTATCAGGTATTTGGTAAGGAAGTCAAGAGCATAGATAAGAAGGAGCAGGACAGGAGGATTATAAAGTTCTTCCGGCATCACATTGATAATGGTATCCCCATTGTACTGCACAACGGGATTTCTTATGATATTCCGCTGGTAGAGAAGTTGTTGGGGATCGACCTCTCCGAGCTGATGGTGATTGATACATTGGGGTTATCATGGCACCTTAATCCTAAGAGACCTAAGCATGGACTTGATAGCTTCTTTGACGACTATGGGATTGCTAAGCCACCTGTATCTGACTGGATTAACATAACCTATGATGAGGCAGAGTTTCGCTGTAATTCTGATGTCAAGATTAACCAAGCCCTTTGGCAAGACCTCATGGGGCGGCTTGTGGACATGTACACTCGCTCTAAAGAAGCCATTGATGCTGGGCTAGTGGGGGGCAAGAGGACGTCACCAGAGGAGGTCATATACCTTGATAGCCTCGTGGGGATTAGTGTGGATGAGCATATTGAACGCCTACTCACGTTTGTGATGTTTAAGATGCAGTGCAACCGCCTTCAAGAGAAGACACGCTGGAAGGTGGATGTTGAGTATTTGGAGAGCTCCCTCACAGGGCTCACAGGGCTTCTTGAGGTGGCACAGGTTGAACTTGAGGGGGTTATGCCGAAGGTTCCCCAATATGTACCTAGAAAGGCTCCAGCGAAGCCCTATAAGATGAATGGGGAGTTGTCGGCATCTGGCAAGTCTTGGGAGGAGATTCGTGAGCTTATTCGTACAGAGGCGAAGGATGAGTTTGGACACCCTATTGTTATTGTTCAGGAGGGTGGAGATGTTAAGAAGCTCAATGGCTACAAGCCCCCGAATATAAATAGCCCGGGTCAGATTAAGAATTTCCTGTTTTCCAAGGGGTGGGTACCAGAGAGTTTCGAGTATGTCAGGGACAAAGTTGCCTTTGACGCTTGGATAGAAGACAAACCTAGGAGTGGCTCTCCACAGATGATGTGGGGCCAGTGGAAGAGGGATAGGCCAGTTGACCGAAAGATACCTCAAGTTAGTATTGAGGGTGAGGATGGAAAGGAGCTTTGCTACAGTGTTGTAAAGCTTGCGGAGGTCACCCCTGAAATCATGGCTTACAGTAAGTACACCACAATAAAACATAGGAGGGATCTATTAAAGGGTTTTAAGGAGAATATGAGTGAGGACGGGTACCTGCGGGCCCGTATAGGGGGTTTCACCAACACCTTCAGGGTGAAGCATAGGGAGATAGTAAACCTCCCCGGTGGGGACAAGCCTTATGGGGAGAACGTAAGGGGGGCACTAATAGCAGGGTTGGGCAACATAAGTTTGGGAAGTGATTTAAGCTCTCTGGAGGATCGTGTCAAGCACCATTTTATGTTGCCACATGACCCAGAGTATGTAGCCACGATGATGGCAGAGGACTTTGACCCCCACATTCTTATGGCCATGATCGCAGAGTTTATTACCGCCGAGCAGATGGAGGCTCACAAGGCAGGGGATAAGACCCCTGAAACAGACTCAGCTCGTAGGCTTGGTAAGACAACCAACTATGCTGCAGTGTACAACTCAGGAGCGCCAACACTAGCCAGAGGTGGTGGCTTCGACGTGAAGACCGCAGAGAAGTTGTTGGAGGGCTACTGGAAATTGAATTGGTCGGTTAAGGCCATAGCTGCTGAGCAACACGTGATAAAAGACAACGCAGGGGGCATGTGGTTGGTAAACCCTGTAAATGGGTTTTGTTACTCACTCCGTAAAGAGGCGGACAGGTTCTCCACACTAGCTCAAGGTACAGGCAGCTATCTCTTTGACATGTGGATTGACAACATCCTAGAGGGGATGCAGGAGGAGTTTAAGACTAAGAGGTTGACTGCAAGCTTCCATGACGAGTATATTTCCACGTTCAGGGACTCAGAAAGGAATCGTATGACTATGGAGAGGATCACGCACGAGGCTTTGGAAGTAGTGAATGACAAGTACTTACTACGCCGGAGGTTGGGCTGTGATGTTCAATTCGGTGAGAGGTACTCCGAGATACACTAACCAGAAATAAATTCAGGTAAACACTTGCAATCCCCATACCAAGTGTTTACAATACTTAAAATCAAGAACGAAGGGAGAGGAAGTATGTCAGACGTAATTTTATCGCAAGATGCCATTAAAGCTCTTGCTACAACCATCACACGAATCATGGCACTCATGGCGGACATTGATAATTCCAATGAGGATATAAAGGAACAGTGTGAGCAGGTTAAGGAGATTGTTGACATGAAACCTGCGGATATTAAACGTATCGCCAAGGTTTTGTACAAAGACTCACTAGAGGAGGAGCGTGAGAAGTTTGAGACTCTCGAGGATATGGTAAATGTACTTAAGGAGAAAATCTAATGGTTGATATGACAGGAGGCCGTAGCGCCAAAGTTCAAGAGTTCATTGTAGCGGGCACTCGATATCGGGGAGCAAACCCCGAGTATGTGAATATTGGTAAGGAGAGTGCTCCTAAGTATGTGAAGGCAGCTAAAGGTGTGCCTTGGAGAAAGGTAAAGGAGGATTTAGTATGAAAGTAGGATTCTGGGGCTTGTTGGGTTTGATATTTATCTCACTTAAACTTACCAGTGTAATTGCATGGAGTTGGTGGTTGGTGTTGGCACCATTGTGGGGGTATGCTCTACTAGTAGTTATTGCGGCAATCCTCGTATCATTGGTAGGGGAGAACTCGTGGTAGTGTTGTAAAGTAGTCCTGAAGAGTAAAGGGTAATGGGGTGTGGATACACCAATTTATAGAGACTAAGAAGAGGATTTTACATATATGAGTACACTGACTGTTAAACGAGACAAGAAAGGCAATGTAGAGAGCGCGATAATTGAAGGGGGCACCTTCTACTACGCGCACTTGAAGACACCAACATCTATCTATAATGATCGTAAGCTTCCATACAAGGAAGCCCGTAAGGAGTACGCTGTAGACGTAGCTGTGACAGAGGATGTCGCTGATGAGTGGGATGAAATATTTGCTAAGCAACTCAGCAAGAGTATTAAGAATGACAAGTTCATTGAGAAGTACAAGCTTGACGAGGACAACCCTCAGCTGCCATTCCCAGATGAGAAGAAGCAGTACATTATTAAGATCACGCAGAAAGCCCAGTACGAGGATGGGGAACCTATCAAAGAGGGTTTGATTCCACGTGTTAAAATGGTTTTGGATGGTGTTGCTAAGGATATTACATTCACCACACTCATTGGTAATGGTTCAACTGGCAAGGCGTTAGTGAACTGTTCTGTGAATGACTTTGGAACATTCGCCTACCTGTACCGTATGCAGGTTAAAGACCTCATTGAATACGAGGTTACAGATAATGTGGAAAAGGATTTCTTCGGTGTTGATGAGATTGAACAAGCCGCTGCTCCAGAGCGTAAGGCTGCTGGTGAGGGTGATGAGGAGGATGACGGAGAGGGTGATGATAAAGATGGGGGTGAGGATAAGGCTCCTGAGAAGCCAGCTAAGAAATCCACTTCTAAGAAAACCCCTAAGACGCCTGATCCAGAACCTGAGGATGGGGTTGATCCGGACGACTTTTAAGGAGGTGTGAACAACAGGGGCCGCAAGGCCCCTTCTTTAGTTTGTAGGGAGGGCAAAATATGAAAGAGAAGCTTGAGAAGGAATACCATAGGCCAGTCTTAAAGACTCCACCACCGCCTGAGATTGCTTACTTAGACTTGGATGCACCACTGTTTGCAGCAGCTGGAGCGGGGGAGCAGGTTGTGTACTCAGTCATAGCCCCAAATGGGGAGACCCTTGGAAGCTTTAATAGTGCAAAGGAGCATACAAAGTGGTTGGAAGAGTCCGAAGCCTTTGGCCTAGACACACAATTTGACTATGGTGGGGATCTCTCAGAACTTACAAGGGAGACCAGTTACCAAGTTGGTGATTTTGAAGCTTGCACCAAATCTTTTGACAGGATTGTTAGTGGTTGGGTTAAGCAGTCGGGTTGTAGGGAATGGGTTGGCTACGTTTCAAAAGCATCCGGAGCGCCCAACTTTCGATATGATTTAGCTACAGTGGCAGCTTACAAAGGGAAACGGGGAGAAACCCACAAGCCCCATTACCTCGAGCAACTACGTAAACATGTTAGGGAACTCCCCAATGTAAAGGTTCCGCGAGGGCCCGTTGAAGTGGATGATGTGGTAGCGGCCATGTCCCAGAAGAAGCGTTACAAGGGATGCCTTATAGGAGTTGACAAGGATGGTAGGGGAGCACATGACACGCACATCCTAATCCCTGATGAAATGGACGTTCCAGAGTTCTCAAGTAAGAAGATCGTTGGCAGGCTATACAAGCATGAAAAGTCCGGCAAGGTTGTGGGCTATGGTACCTTATTCTGGCTCTACCAGTCCTTACAAGGGGACTCTGTGGACAAGATACCCGGTTGCAAGGGGGTCGGATCTGTAGCTGCCTACGGCCTTCTCAGCGAGTTTGATGGTGTTTGTGCGAGCCACCTCAAGGATGCTATCAAGGTTGTGGCGAAGCAATACCATAAAGTGTATGGGGAAACTCACAAATACCTCCATCACACATCCGGGGAGGAATTAGAAGTGAATGGTGCAGACTTGTTTGTTGAGATGAGCCACCTAGTCTACATGAAAAAGAGCCTGAAGGATGAGTGCTTCTGGATACCAACTATCTATGAAGTTTGGGAGGAGATTGTGGGTGAGGGGTAAGTAGACACTAACACGCCCCTTTAACGGGGTTGATGTACACTTAGAACTATTTGGAGGAGAAAGCATGAGAATGAGTGTTGATAGTTTAGCCAGTGGGGAACACCTACCGCTCAAGCCCGGAGACGTCACGTTTGTATTCAACGGTGTTGAGCAATGACCCCTTGGGAAGATCCCAACTCCATCTGGAAAACCAAGAGCGCGTACATGTCTTGGCTTCGAGGGGCAGTACGGAGGGTGTGGAAAGACTATCCTTTACGTAAGGAGTGGAAGAAGAATTCACTCCGCCCTGTCACCAAGCAGGAGAAGCTTTCCAAGGTGTATCACCCTTCAACTAAGAATGTCGGGCAGTGTGTATTCTGTAAGGAGTGGATGGCAGGCAGCAAGCTGGAGTGTGATCACAAACTAGCTTCAATGGGATGTAAAAGCCTTGAAGAGGCAAAGGAGTTTTTGATATACTGTGGCGCGGCCACTAGTGAAATGTTCCAGCTAACCTGTAAAAACTGCCATAAAATCAAGACCTTAAGTGAACGTCAAGGGACTACTTTTGAGGACGCTAGAGTTGAGAAGCAGGTGATAGCCTTGATGAGGTCAAGCTCAGTAATTCAGATTGCAACTCTACTGGAAATGGGTTATAGTGGTGATCTTGTTAGCAATGCTGCCAAGCGTAAGAAGGTTTATAGAGAACACCTTAAGGGGTTGGAGGTTTAAAATGAACATTGAAGAGTTGCGGGAACATGTACGCACCCTCGCGGGGGAGATGGAAGATCTCTACACAGAGAGAGTGGCACTAGAAAATGAGATTAAGTGGGCCGAAGGGAAACTACAAGATTTTGAGGATGAACTCTACTCTCGTATTTAAGGAGGAATAATGGAAGACGACGAAAAGCTAGACTGGACACATATTACGCTCATGGTCTTTACATGGGTGATCGCAGGCCTAGTATTCAACCTCGCACTGTACGCATTAGGTTTTGTTGGGGTCAGCTTCACAACCCTGTTAGCATCCATAGCAATCCTGTATGTACCATGCTACCTAATCATTCAGGGTGTTGAAGAGGTTATCGGCAACATTCAAATCAACATTAAATCAGTACCATCAGAAGATGATGACGTTAAAGAGGAGAGTGGAGAATGAATTACGAAGAGTTCAACAAACTGGCCTTGCGAACAGAGAGCCCCAATTTCCATCAACCAGACCCTCGTATCCTCCATGCTGCAATTGGGTGTGTTACTGAGTCTGGAGAGATGTTGGATGCTCTTAAAAAACAGATGTACTATGGTCGTGAACTAGACTTGACGAACGTAAAAGAAGAGGCTGGAGACATTCTATGGTACTTGGCTATCCTTTTTGACACGGTTGGGACAGACTTTGGAACAGAGATGCAGCGAGTTATTAATAAACTAAAGACACGCTTCCCAGAGAAATTTGAAGATGACTTGGCACACAACCGTGATTTGGAAGCTGAGCGTAAGGTTTTGGAGGACACTTAATGGAAACCCTAGAAAACCAGATTAATAATCTTGAACAAGAGCTGGCTGATTTGGAAGAGGAAGCTTCACTTATTGA